TCAGTGGAAGAGCAGCGGTTTCGTAAACCGCCGGTCGTCAGTTCGACTCTGACCGCTGGCTGTATCTAAATCATCCTTTTTTGCTAACGGTTTGCTAACGCCTTTATCCTTTTGCAGCTCCGGTTGCAGCATTTCGTCAAGGCGTCTCATGGCTGCCTGTTGCAGGCCCCCGATTACGTGGCTGTAAGTGTCCAGGGTAAACGCCACGCTTGAGTGTCCTAGCATCTCGCTCACTATCTTCGGATGCACATTAGCAAGTAGCATCAGGCTGGCGAATGAGTGCCTGAGATCGTGGAACCGAACCCTCGAGAACCCTAACTTCCTCACCATATCAGCGAAATGATGCGTCAGCGTCCCCGGATCCACCGCCGTACCGTCAATCCGACTGAACACCAGGTCATCGTCCGTTAGCGCCTTCCCTAGTATGGTGCGTTCTGCTTCCTTCTGTGCCCTGTGTGTTCGCAGGTAAAGCGCCAGTGAAGGCGAGAGGTCCAGCCTTCTCCGGCTGTGCTCGCTTTTAGGCTCCTTAAATATGCACACGCCGCGCCTCTTGTAAAGCACCTGGTTTACCGAAAGCGCAGCCAGGTCAAGGTCAATATCCCTCCAGCGCAGCCCCAGAAGCTCCGCCTGCCTCAACCCTGTATTTATCGCGGTGTAGTAGATCGGGTAATAAGGTGTATCTTTGGTAGTTTCAAGCAGCTTCGCCACTTCGGAAGGTATCAATGTCCGCATCCTCGATTTCTTGCCGCGCGGTGGGTCAACCAAATCGGCGGCATTGTGCATCAGTATTCCCTGTCTCATGGCATATTTGAGCGCCTGGAACAAGACGCGGTGCATATGCAAAACAGTTGCTGCTGAAAGTCCTTTACCCTCAGCAAACACCTTGGAATAGTATTGCTGGATTTGTTGTGGCTTGAGCTGCGTGAGGGGTATCATCCCAAGGTTCGGCACCAGGTGGTTTTTGACTACGGAATGGTATCCATCGTAGGTCCTCAAGGCACAATTTACTTTAACATAGCTCTCCAGCCACTTCTCCAACCACTCCCCCAGCGTCATTTTATTTGACTTAACATACACGCCCTTCTCCAGCGCATCGAGCAGATCCCTCAGCTTTGCCTCCGCCTCCTTCTTCGTCCCCCGCACCGTGTGCCACTGCTGCTGCCTCTTCCCGGTCCGCGGATCTCTCCCCACGTCAATCACAATGCTCCACGACCCCTTAGCTCTCTGCTTGATATGCCCTCTCATGGTACTCCCTTCAACGCCTATTCTACCTGAAAACCAGAAGCGACAAAATACCCTTGACCTTTTGAAACATATGTTCTATTGTAATAAACATCCCATCACTTGTCAAGAGGAGAACTAACGCTATGACAACAGAAAAACTCACTTTCACGGTTGAAGAAGCCGGGCAGCTCCTGGGCATCAGCCGTGCCCTGGCCTACGAGATGGCTCGCATCGGTAAGCTTCCCACCCTCCGCTTTGGTAAAAGGCTCGTAGTTCCCAAGAAAGCTGTCCAGGACATGCTAGAAAAAGCTGCCACTCCCAGCTAAAAAGGACTCAAATGTCTATCGCCCGACTAGACCACTCCAGGATACCCGATGGCGCTTTTATCATGCCCGCGCAATACATTGATGGCACCGTCGTCCAGCAGGTGCACATGCCTGATGGCTCAATCCGCTCGCTGGAAGAGTTCATGAAGCCCGGCAAGAAGCCCGTGGCTCTTATACCATCCACCCCAGCCGAACCCCCCAAGAAACAACCAGCTACCCAGTCCTGCTACCTGGCTCGTTTCCCCAATCTTGTAGACATAGTCGAAGACAACGGCGAGCTAGTCTACCTAATCACTGAAGGAACTCAACTAAAGACAGTCCCATCAATAACCCTGGGCGGCAAGGTGGCTTTCCCACCATCAAGAGAGCAACTCCCTTTCCTCATTCCCCGCTGGAATGAGATCAGTCGCGCCTACCACGAAGACACCCCCCAAGCCCTCTTCCACGACCTCGTTGAATACCACAAGGTATTCTCTCATCTCCCCACCGAAGCCTACTACGTCCTCCTTGCCGCCTGGGACTTCTCCACCTACATCATCGAGCACCTCAACTACTCCGGCTACATCTACCTCTATGCCGTCCCTGAAAGAGGCAAGACCAAGACCGGCCAGGCCATGATTTACGTTTCCTACCGCGGCATCCACCAGGAGAATCTCAGGGAAGCCAATCTCTTCCGTTCGTCCCATGACCTTGCTGCCACCCTCTTCATCGATGTCTCCAACCTGTCAAAGAAAGCCGTCAGGGAAAGCAGCCTGGACATCGTCCTCCAGCGCTTTGAGAAAGGTGCCAAGGTCCAGCGTGTCCTTCACCCCGAGTGGGGACCCTTTAAGGACAGCCGCTTCTACGACATCTTCGGCGCCACCGTCATCGCCACCAACGAGCCTATCAACGACATCATGGAAAGCCGTTCCTTCCCCATTGATATGCCCTTCGCCCACAATAACTTCCCCAAGCCCCAGCCCCACCACGGCTTACCCTTCCGGGAAAGGCTACTCGCCTGGCGTGCCCATTTCCTGATAGACAAACCCGTCCTTCCCTCACCACCGCAGTTCCCCATGGGACGGCTCAATGATATTGCCACACCCCTATGGCAGCTCATCAAGCTGGCGTCCCCCTCTCACTGCCCCCAGTTCGAAGACATCATCAATGAGTTCACCGAAAAGAGACGCCAGGGAAAATCGTCCACACTGGAAGGCGAAGTGATAAAGGCGCTACTGGAGCTGGACAGCCAGATTGAGGACGGCAAAATCGAAGTGGACATGGTGACGGACAGTGTGAATCAAGGGCGCAAAGACTTCCATAAAGAGTCACCCGTCTATATTGGCAAGGTCCTCCGCCGGCTGGGCTTCCAGTTGTCCCGGCGACACGCCAGCAAGAGGCGCTACTATTATGACGCTGCGCTGCTAAGCAACCTTGCCACGGAGTACGGACTAAGTGATACGCCCCCTGATTTTGCGTCCCAACCGTCCCATTCGTCCCATTCGTCCCCCCACATAGCAGAAAACCAGCTTCAGGGGGACATTTGGGACAGAAGGGACGCATTTTCTGAGGACGTCCCTATCCCTGTGGAAACCACCACTGAGGAACTCCTCGCCACCCAGGGCTGGTGCCTGTGGCAGTGCGACGCATTAGACGGCGAGATAATCGCCCTGGTCAGAGACGAGTCAGTCAAGGACATCCCTGAAGGCTACGTCGTCTATACCCAAGCCGAGATGGAAGAAATCGGCCGGTTTAAAGTCCCCCAGTCAACCATCCGTCTCGTCCACGAAGCCAAGAAACGCCACGCTGCCACACTCCAATCTGTCATTGCGAGGAGCGATAGCAACGTGGCAATCTCCCACCCAGTAAATAAACCAGCCGGAGGAAAAGCATGAAAGCCTTAAAATTTGCCCTAGAACAGCAAAACTATGATCTAGCCGCCCGTGTCATAGTCTACGGCATACTGAAAACAATGGTGAACGAACATGAAAAAAAGAGGCGCCCCAAAAGGCAACCAGAACGCACGGAAGCACGGATTCTACAGCCAGGTACTTGACGAGTCCGAGAAGCTCCAGCTCGAGCAAGCCCTGGGTATTGAAGGCATTGATGAGGAGATCGCCATCCTCAGGGTAAAGCTCCGCACGCTTATTGATAAGCAGCCGGATAGGTTCGACCTTCATCTCGAAGCCGCCAACACCATCGCCAGGCTTGTTAGAACCCGCTACAGCATCACCAAAGAGCAGAAGAGGTCTCTCAAAGAGGCTATCGCTAAGGTGCTAACTGAGATTGCAGTCCCACTGGGAATTAAGGCGCTAATAAGATGACAACAACCTTCATCCCACAGTCACTAACTCAGCTTGACCGCAGCCGGATATCCGACTATAAGGCCAATCTGGATTTCTACAATGGCGAGCAGTGGCCGGAGAAGTCCAAGAACCGCCAGCTCGTCTTTAACTACGCCAAAATAGCCATAGATAAGCTCACCAGCTACCTCACAGAAGGCTTAAACTTCGCCTGTGAGCCGGTAGAGGCCACCGATAAGGCAAAAGAGCTAGCCCGGTCCGCAGAGAAGGTTATCTACGATGTCTACCTGGCCAATAACTTACAGGAGCTTGACTACGAGACTGAGGTTGATGCTGCCATATTGGGGGACGGCTGCTACAAGGTCACCTGGGACGCTGTAGAGAAGCGTATCAGGGTCACGAGCCCCGATGTCAATGGACTCTATGCCTGGTGGCTTGGGGACGACCTGAGCAAGGTCTGGCGAGTCGCCAGTCGTTACACGCTAACGCAAGAGGAACTGGACCAGCTCTATCAGAAAACGACTGCCAAGAAGGTAGTCACCATCACCGAGCTGTGGACAGCCAAGCAGTTCACGCTCTATATGGACAGTGACACCATCGAGGACAAGCCCAATCCATACGGCTTTATCCCCTTTGTTATCTTCCCCAACTTGCGGCAGCCGAAGCATTTTTGGGGTACTTCCGATATACCCTCGCTCAGGCAGTCGCAGCGAGAGCTTAATAGAGCATTATCCCAACTGTCCCGCATCCTCGAAGTCTCAGGAAATCCCATAGCCGTCTTAGAGGGAGTAGAGTCTGCCGAGGAAATCAAAGTTACCCCCGGGGCGGTCTGGACTATACCCGAGGACGCTAAGGCCTATTTGCTTGATCTGTTAGCCGGCGGCGGCATCAGACTGCATGTCGACTATATCGATATGATTTACCGCTGCATGCACGACATCAGCGAATCTCCCAGGGCAGCCTACGGCGGCATCGAAAGAGAGCTGTCAGGCGTAGCCCTTGAGGTGGAGCTTCAATCATTACTACAGAAAGTCAGGCGCAAGAGAACCATCAGGACCGCAGCCTACGCCAAGCGGTGCCAGATGATTCTTGCTTTACATAAAGTCTTTGCCAAACAGGATTTCACCACCATCGACACCCGCATAATTTGGGGTGCAGTATTGCCGCAGGACAGAGCCAGGCTAGCTCAAAACGAGCAGATCCTCGTCCAGTCAGGCGTACATTCCCGCAGGACGGCTATGGACGAGCTGGGCATCAGAGACCCCGACGCCGAGTTTGTCCGGTGGTTAGACGAGAGGCGTCAAATCCTGGAAATGAATCAGCAGCTCAAGGCAAGTTCCACCCGCGGCGGCGCGCGAGAGAGAGCGACAGCCGCTGATATGGAGAATGCGTCTTTGACTGAATAAAGCCAAAGGAGAAATTACATTGGTAGAAGAAAATACCAAAGTCGAAAACAATACCCCGACCGCAGAGGATTATGCGGTGCTCAAGCTCGAGCTCGAGGCTGAAAAGGAGAGAGCAGCTGGGCTTGTGGAGCAGGCTACTATGGAACTTCAGGGGAAAGTAACTATTCTCGAGACAGAGGTGGTCACCAAGACCCAGGACATCGAAGCCCTGAAAGGCCAGTTAGCTGAGGCTTCCACAAATTTCGAGGGCGCCAAGGCAGCTTACGCCTACGCAGTAGAGGACTTCAAAAAGCTGGCATCAGCTTCTAATCCTCTAATCCCGCCAGAGGTTATCTTCGGGACGACAGTTGAGGAAGTTAAAGTTTCACTCAACCGAGCCAATAAGCTGGTGGCCAATGTCCAGGAGTCCTTGTCAAAGCAGGTAGCAGCCGCCTCAGTCCCGGCAGGAGCTCCGCAGCGCACCGGTCCCGATGTGGAAGGCATGAGCACCAAAGAGAAAATAAACCTCGGCCTGGAACAGGCCAAGAGGAAAAAGGAGTAGTAAACTATGTCAATATTACTAGCACAAGCAGCCAAACTTTCTAATGATGTCCTCTTGCAGGGCGTCATAGAGACCGTTATCAAGGATTCACCAATCCTTCAGACGATGCCGTTTGTCGAGATCAACGGCAACGCGCTAACCTACAACAGAGAGACGGCTTTAGCCGCCGCTACCTGGTACGCACCTCTCGGCGCCTGGTCTTCAACCACAGCACCAACCTTCGACCAGCTAACCGCTACTCTGTGTGTGCTAGGCAGAAATGCCGACCTGGACAACTACATCAAGCAGACCAGGAGCAATATCCAGGATATTGAGTCAGTCGTTTTAGAGCTTGCCGCCAAATCACTCAGACAGGAGTTTGAGCGAGCTTTCATTTACGGCTCGACCACCGCCTATCTCGGCATCACCGCAGATGCCAACTCCATCGAGGGCTTAATCAAGCTCATACTCACCGGCACCGCCAGCAGTCAGGTTATCGCTATGGCCGCTACCGGCGCTACCCTCACACTGGCCAAGCTCGATGAGCTTATTGATGCCGTCCTGGGAGGCAAGCCAGACCTCTTGTTAATGAGCAGGAGAAGCCGCAGGAAGATAAATGCCCTGGCTAGAGCTGCCGGCGCTAACCTAGAGGTAGGCACTGGCAAGCTGGGAGAGTTCGTTCAGTTCTATAACGGCATCCCCATCGGGGTCAATGACTATATCTCCAACGCTCATACTCTAGCCGGCAGCGTGGAGACGGCAATCACCGGGGCGACTAATTCCACCATCTACGCCTTGCAGTTCGGAGAAGGCGCTGTCTGTGGCGCTACCAATGGTGGTATCCAGGTGGAGCCATTAGGCGCTCTGGAAGCCGCGGACGCCAACAGGTTTCGCGTCAAGTGGTATTGCGGCTTGATTGACTTCTGCGTCCAGAAGCGAGCCGCTCTCATAGGCGTTCAGGACTAAGTGTGTAACTTCTTTAAGTTTAGGTGAAAGCCCTGCTAGCAGGGCTTTCACCTCCATAGGTGGGGGGGGGAAGAAGCGGCAGATTCACCTACTGCGCCAGCTTCACCCCCCACCAACTGAACCGAGGGAAGGGAGAACAAAATGATACTGAGCGATATGAGAACCCTGGTAAGGCGAGACCTCAAAGACGAGGATAACTCTAACTATCGCTGGCAGGATAATGAGATTGACCGAGCCATCGCCAGAGCTGTAGCCGAACTATCTCGCTATGTCCCCAGGGAAATGAAGGCTACCATCGCTACCACAAATGGCAGCCGTGAGATAGCCTTAACCACCTTGACTGATAGAGTGAGTGTGGACAGGGTAGAGTTCCCGGTGGGAGAAACCCCGCGGAGCTTCCAGCGCTTCACCGTCTATTCCGAAACCATCACCCTCATTGGAGACGCCCAGGGCAACGGCGCCAACTGTTATATTTATTGGGGTAAGGTTCACACTCTGGACGGCAGCACCAGCACCATCCCCAGCTACCTAGAGGACGTTTTAGCCCTGGGAGCTGCCGCTTATGCTGTGCTGGCTCAGAGCCAACTGCGCATCGATACAGCCGGCTTTGGTGGTGAGCGAGCCGATACCGACTACCAGTCCTGGGGCGGAGCCATGCTCAAGGATTTCAAAGCTCAGCTCAAGCGCTTCGGCAGAGGCCGCAAGCTCAAAATAAGTCAGTTCTATCAAGGAGACGATAATGAGTGATACAGAAAAATCTTCTCGAGACAAAATCGAACGAGGTCTACCCAGGCTAAAGGAAGGCTTGCCCTGGCAGGCTTTCGCCATCGTTGGCGACAAAGAAGACCCGGAGGCGTGGAAGTTGCCGCATCATACCAAGGCTATCTTCCGAGCCATTCAGGGCAAGATTGGCCACTACCGCACCACGGACTGGGAGCACCTGTCAGCAGCCGTAGCAGCTCTTAGCCGTGGAGGTTTCCGCGGTAAGCGGGTAGAGGCCACTGAGCAGCAAATCCTTGACGCTGCTAAGCACTTGGCCAGACATTACTCCGAAAATGGTAAGCCGGTACCCGATACCCTGGCAGCCCTGGTCGAATGACCCCCCAGTTTGGAATTTGAAATTTGGTATAAGGAGATTGAAATGTTAGGAAAATTCTTAAATGGCAAAAAGAAGTACAGCGCCTTTATTATCACCGTGTTGGCAACCCTGATTCCCCTTTTCATTCAGGAGCCGGAAGCACAGAAAACCATATTGGACATGGTCCCGTCTGCTGCCGCAGCTCTGGCCGGCATCTTCTACATTATCACAGAGGGTAAGCTTGACACCGAGAGGGAAAAGACTAAAACAGCAGTCAATGGCAATGGCGGAGGTGGTATTTCCCAATCGATAGCACAAGCCCCCGCAGCACAGCCACAGGCACAAAGCCAGCCTGTAGCTGAGTTGCCAACGCCCTTTGACCCTAAAGCCTTCCACGAGGATGTCCTGTCTACTGTCAAAGCCACATATACAGAGGTAAACCAGTGCACCATCTTCTATAAGGCGAGGGATAAAGGCTCGGTAACTGATTGCCAGAATATATCCCAGGCGGTGGATTACTGGAATTATCTAGTTGACCTGGCGGTTGACGCTAAAGACTGGCTGAAGGAAGAGACTGAGAAGAAGAAAGGGGATTGCGGCCGTAGCCCCGAGTACTATGTTTTCAACCGGGACTTCAATACCACCATCCGAGCTGCCAATGCCTTGACTGAGCTGGCCACCTCTAAAATCGATTGGAAAGCTAAGCTGGCGCCATTTAATAGGACGCTGTACGGCGTGGGGACTCTGGCCGGGCAGCTGCTGAATCCTAGTTGAAACCGATAGTTTTTGACTGGCTAACGATAGCCGGCATAGTGCTGCTGGTAGGCGCAGCAGTTTACATAATCTTGTCGAGGCAGAAATGAGAAGTATCTCAGACGCCCTACTCGAAGAACAGAAGAAGCCCACCAGGAAGCCTCTGGTTAAGCTCGAGGTGCAGGCTTATGGCCACCCTGCTCAGTCCTCGAGCCTCCAGTGGGAAGCTTTCGGCTGGCAGCGCTTTTATTCCGGCAGCGAAGGTAAAGACTCCCACGGCGTAACCATGCCTGGTGATGGCTCTTTGATTCGGGTCCGTAAGTCAAGCACCATCCTCTACGTCTCCCGTGTCACCAGCCCCGGCCAGGGCTCCGATTATTCGAGCTGGGGTGCATCTTTTGGTGGTGTTCCCTCCAATGCCAAAGTCGCCATCGCTTCTCAGGGCGCAGAGGTTATGGTGGCCTCCATGGATGCCGCCAACTTGTACCGCCGGCAGTCAGCTGATTATGGCGCTTCCTGGGGGAGCTGGACGGTTATGGCCAATGCCCGCCCCTGTGAAAGAGGTGTAGCCGTAGCCTATAAGTCCAATGGTGATTGTGTCATCGTCCACGCCTCAGACGTCAATGACCCCACCAGCCTATATCTCCAAAATAGGATTGGGGGGAGCTGGAGCGGTGGCTTGGGCCAGCGAGGCAGTTATGATGGAGAGATTGTTGACCTGGCCGTGTACTACGACGGCGATTGGAACATCATCGCCCTGGTCCAGGAGGCCAGTTATATCTCCGTAGTCCGCATGGTTTACGGAGACGGCTATCGCCAGACTGCCGGCACCTGGTCAACTGATGTCAAAATCGGTTTAGGTAGAGCCAGGGTAGATGTCGCTACTCAGGTAAGGCTAAGGCAGTTCGCCACCGGCTGGCCGGTAGGCTACCGCCTCATGTCCATGGAGCAGCGTGCCGCTTGGAGCAGGCAAGTGAAGAGCAGTACCTATATGGAGAGGTATCAGGCGGTGATTGATGCTCTGGCAGGCGAGACGCTGGACGTCTCAGGTCCATACTTGCTCAAGCCCCCTACATCATGCACCAGGCCGCTTTTGTCTCTGGCCAGGCAGAATCAGCCCTGGTTATTCAGATTAAAGCCAGGCACGGATTTCTACGACTACAACTGGAATAAGGCTAGCAGCATTGATACCAGCGCCTCAAGAGGCATGGCTTTAGCTGCCGACCCCAGCGGTGAGTATCTCTGGGCAACGCAACCTAATGAGGTCTGGCGGACACAATGCCCTGGCTCATGGAGTCCCCCAACCGCAGGCTCAGGCGCCGGCTCTTTAATCACCATCCCAGTCTCCAGAATCGCCAGGATCACCGAGGCTGTAGACCCGGAGCAGCCATCAGAATTAGAGGTGGAGCTGGACAATTCCAAAGGCACGTATAACTCGCCAGGCTCCGGCGCAATAGCCGTCTTAAAGCGGGGGGCGCGTGTAAACCTTCACCTGGGCTATAAGACCACGTCAGGTGATCAGCTCTCAGAGGCAGCCAGGTATTTCATAGAGGCTATGGAATATAAGAGAGACCCCAATATCTCCAACTTCATCATGCACTGCGTAGATGCCTGGGGCTTATTGCAGCGCTACCAGTTCAACAAGCCTGTTGAGTGGAATAGCGGTTCTGATGATTTTACCTGTTATCAGCTAATCGAGAAAGTCATGCAGGCGGTAGGGGGCACGCTGGGGTATAAGTCCCGGAGCAGCCTTATCACCAGCCTGTATCCCAGGCTAGAGGTCGGAGCTGGGGAAGCGGCATCTAGCGTGCTCAAAAGGCTGCTTAACCTGGTGCCAGACGTTATCTACTTCTTTGGCCTGGATGGATATATCGTCTATCCCCAGGCAGGAGATACCATAGTCTATAAATTTAAGTTCCCAACATAAAGGAGAAAGGAACATGGTTAAAGCGCTAAAGGATATGACCATCAGCGAGCTTGAGAAGGAGAATCAAAAGCTCATGGCTGAAAAGGAAGCTATAAGAGAGAAGCAACGCCTAATCAATAGCTTAATCACTGAATTAAGCAGAAAGGAGGACAAATAGAATGGCAAATGCACTTTACACCAAAGCCAAACAGCATCTGATAGACGGCACAATCGACATAGACACTAACGATATCAGAGCCATCCTGGTAGACGGAGCAGACTACACGCCCAACATGGCCACCCATGAAACCCTGGCCAACATACCGGCAGCCGGCAGGGTAGCCGTCAGTGGAGCGCTGGCCGGTAAGACGGTCACCGATGGCGTCTTTGATGCTGATGATAAAGTAATCAGCTCTGTCACAGGCGACCAGTTCGAGTATATCGTCCTTTACCAGCACACAGGAGCGGAAAGTGCCCTATTGCTTCTGCTCATTGATACGGCCACCGGCTTGCCCTGTACCCCCAATGGCAGTGATATCACCATCCAGTGGGCTAGTGGCGCCGACAAAATCTTCAGGTTGTCATAAGCCAAAGGGATAGCACTGAAAGTTTGCACGTAAGGTGAGGTAAGATATTGGCTCAGTCTTTTTTCCCAATCACTCCCGTTGAAGTAACTCCAGGGACAGCCTCAGCTTGGACTGATGTAGATGTTAGTGCCTATGTACCCGCTGGTGCTACTGGAGTGGTACTTCATATAGTAAACAAGAACGCTGGTAGCGGTCTTAGTATTGGAGTTCGTAAAAACGGCTCTACCGATAATAGGTATGACGGTATATATCAATTCAACCATGAGTGGGCAGCAGTAGGTATAGATGCTAATAGAATTCTGGAGGCTTATGTAGGAAGCATAACTGATATAGACATCTGGCTTGTTGGTTACACAACATCTGGCGTAACCTTCTTTACCAATGCCTACGATAAATCCTTGTCTACTACGAGTGCTTGGACAGATATTGACTGTAGTGCAGTAGCTCCGAATGCAATAGGACTAATTTTTGAAGCCAATGGTCCCGGATACGGACAAGGTATTAGAAAGAATGGGTCAAGTGATAATCGTCATTTACAACCTTACAGCCATATCTGGTACATCATTGGATGTGACGCTTCTCAGATAGTCGAGGGCTGGATTGACAACGCCGTTATAGACTTCTTCCTTGTGGGTTATATAACAGATGGCTGCGTCTTTAATACCAATGCTCCTGATGTTAGTCTAGGCACGGCGGGTTCTTGGCTAGACCTCACAGCACTACCGGCTAATTCAGTAATGGGTTTTATTGAAGTCTATAGCAATACTGTTGATAGCGGTTACGGTTTAAGAAAGAACGGTTCGGCAGAGGACATTTTTGGAGATATTTGTTATGGAACTCTTCGTGGCATAGTTGAATGTGATGCCAGCCAGATTATAGAAGGCAAGGTAGAGAGTCTGTCCACGGATTTCTTTGTTCTTGGATATGCCACATCTACATCAGCCCAGACCCTATTGCCATCAAGCATAGTCCAGGCGGTAGCCATCGGCACGCCAGCTCTTACCTACCCCCAGACACTATCGCCGTCAAGCATAGTCCAGGCGGTAGCTTACGGAACACCCAAGCTCATACTCTTCATTCAGCCATCGAGCATAGTCCAGGCCATAGCCATCGGGACCCCCATTGTCACGCAGCCGCAGCTTTACGAGTCCTACCTCGAGGAGAACAATTCCCGCAATGTCCGTGGCGTTTACTGGCGCGCTCAGTCATTCACCCCCCAATCGTCCCACAAAATTACCAGTGTTAAGATAAAGCTGTGTCGTGTTGGCAGCCCAGGCGCCGGCGCTATCTCCATCAAAGCCACCGATGGCGCAGGCAAACCTACCGGAGCCGACCTGTGCTCAGCCTCCATCGACGGCGACTCTCTACCGACAAGCCCCACATTATTAGGCTTCTCTTTAGGCGCCGGAACAAACCTGAGCGCCGGCACTAAGTATGCCATAGTTTGGAGATTAGCTGGGGGCGACACCGAAAACTACGTCCAGACCAGATATATGTATACCGGAACTTACGCCGGGGGAGCCGCAATAGAATCAAGTGATAGTGGCGTCACCTGGGATGTTTGGACCGATTGGGATTTTGTCTTTCAAGATTGGGGAGAGGCCTTAACGCAGACCGTATACCCCGATAGTATCGTTCAGTTGGTAGCCTACGGAACGCCTGCGGTCATACGTTCTGGCCTTATCATCCCCACCAGCATCGTCCAGCAGATAATCATTGGCACACCCACCGTCCAGGGGGGTATCCCTGGCGGCTTCGTGCTCCAGCCAGGGAGCATCGTCCAGCAAATAATCATTGGCAGCCCAACCATCCTCAAGTATATCTGGCATGTTATCCTTGACGGCCAGTATGCCATCGATACGCCGGGAGTCAATCGAGCCTATACCATCGGCAGAGACGCCTCCGGTAACCCTGTCTATGGCACGGCGGTGGATAGCACCGAGCTGGCGCTGGTAGGCGAGAGGTTAGACTTTATACCAGACCCCGCCATCCCCACCACCGCCCAGGCGGGGGACGTGGCCAGCGCTGTACTTTCAAAGATGAGACTCCGCGGAAAGGGGGGCGTCATACTCATCCCTCCAAATTGTGGCCAGGAGCTCTTTGATGTAGTGCAGGTGAGCGATAGTATGGCCAACCAGTCAGCCGTCTCGTTTCGTGTAGTCGGTATTCGGTTCGAGTATAACCCGAAGCTAGCCCGCTACGCCCATAAATTGATACTGGGAGCGCCGTAATTGTTTCCGTCAGAAAATTCTAATCCGAGCTGCCCAAAAGCCCGCATTTATGGTAGATAATAATGAGCAGACTCCAAAAGCATCTATTGTGTCCGCAGGGAAGTACCTATATCGCCAGGCTGAGCGTGGGGAAGCCCATACCGGCCGGTGACATCAAAACCATCTACGCCCGCATCAAAGGGAAGTGGGTGAGGGTAGGCTGGCTCTGTTTAGACTGCCACCGCTTCCAACCGGCCAGGGGGGCTATAAAGGGTTTTATATAATGATAGTATCTAAACATTTGTGGGGGGTCAAACATGATGGTGAATGATGATGGTGTAGAGCATGTGGTGGTGTATATATGGTGGTGGTAAGTAACTAGAGAAGGTAGATAGATAGTGAAGCTAAGACCATATCAGGCAGAAGTAGCAAAGGCAGTGATAGAGAGCATACAAGGCAATCTAGGCATGACGTTCTCTGTAGAGATAGCAAGGCAGGGGGGGAAGAATGAGTTATCCGCCCATCTCGAAGTACTACTACTCACAATGTTCATGGCTACAGGGGGCAATTCTGTAAAGTGCAGTCCGACATTCAAGCCTCAGACTTTAATCAGTATGGGAAGGTTGAAGCAGAGGTTAGATGATTTCGGCTTCGCAGGTTTATGGTTAACCGAAGCTGGCTACATGATAAGGTTAGGCAATGCCAGGTGGATATTCCTTTCCGCAGATGAGACGAGCTCGGTGGTGGGACACACGGCAGAGGTATTGCTAGAGATAGACGAATCCCAGGACGTTTCCAGAGACAAATATACCAAGGAGTTTAGGCCGATGGCGTCTGCCTTTAACACTACCACGATACACTACGGCACAACGTGGGATGACACCACCCTATTAGAGGAGATAAAACAGACTAACCTCGAATTACAGAAGAAGGATGGCATCAAGAGGCATTTCAGGTATGATTGGCAGCAGATAGCCAAGTACAATCCCCACTACGGCAAGTTCGTGGAATCTGAAAGAGAGAGGTTAGGAGAGACGCACCCCCTATTCTTAACTCAATACGCTCTCTTGCCACTCAGAGGCGGTGGGGGGTTTCTAAGCCCGACGCAGCTAGCCATGACGCAGGGGAGCCATGCCCGCAGCCGTACCCCCACCCCACCAGGTATCTACATCGCCGGCATAGACTTCGCAGGTGAGAGCGAGCAGTTAGAGGATGAGATATTAACCAGGCCAGGGAGAGACGCCACGGTAATCACCATAGGTGAGCTGATACCCCCCACCCCACCCGATACCCACCCTTCAATTAAGGTGATTGAACATTACGCCTGGGTGGGGAAGAAGCATAGCGACCTATACCCGCAGATGCTTGACATAATAAAGATGTGGGGCTGTACGAAGGTGGCTTGTGACGCCACCGGTATAGGGGAGCCGTTGACAAGTTTCCTCCGGAAGAACCTGGGCCCCAAGGTAGAGGCGTTCAAGTTCACTCAGTCGTCCAAGTCTCAACTCGGGTTCGATTTATTGTCTGCTATCAACTCAGCACGTCTAAAGATATACAAACAGGACAGCTCAGAGGACTATCAGGAGCTTATGTTTGAAATGACCAAAGCTAAGTCGGTGTATAGACCCAACCAGACCCTCAGTTTCTTCGTTGACCCTTCCGATGGGCACGACGACTACTTGATAAGTCTGGCGCTTCTGGTCCATTCCTCTAAGGAAGCTATCCCCCGACGAGCCAAAGGTGGCTTGAGAGAGGATTAAATAGTCCGGTCTGTAGGGTCTGTAGGGGATAGTAGAAACAGGAAGCACCCCGCTACAACTCCACACCCCACGAGGATTTACGCTCGCTCCGCTGTTCGCTCCGTTCGCTTTCCTGTGCTGGGGCAGCGCTTCTCGCGTGGGAAACCTTGCCAGCTCTCCACCCCACAGTAGAACCACACCCCTCACATCTGTGGTTCTCTTCGGGGTTCGCTTCGCTCGCCGTTCCTTCGCTCACATCGCTTCGCTCATAAATCTGTGCTGGCATCCCTTCGCTCGGTCAGTGGCGGCGGCAGCCCCAGCCACAGGTTTGATGCCGCTATCAGCGGTGTTGCACCCCCAGCCTTGCCAGATACGGCCGCTTCTGAACGTGGCCGTCCATTCGGTCGGGGCTTCGTAGTAAGGGGGGGGCGCACTCGCTTCGCCTGCGGCACGGAAACAGCTAGCGCCTCTTCACTAGCGCCTACGCTACGCTCCGTCTTTCGCTTGCGGCCGCTACTGTTTTAACCCGTGCCTTAAACCTCCTGTGCCGTCTGGCTACCCTGAGCAGAGGCTTCCCACCGTGGCTCGCTTCGCTCAGTCAGCCCCTGCTCTTTAACGGCTGCATCGCCTTCGCCTCGCACTGCTACGCCTTTAATAATCGGCTAGCGCCGTAAAGTTGAGCAGCTGCGCGTTGTCCCCTTCGGCTCGCTCAGGACATGCAGGCCATCCAGCACCCACACCCCAGGCGAAGCCAGTCCGTTGAGTTACGCCCACCCCACATGCGCCGGCGGTGATTCAAGCCAGTCATTGCCCACCCTCATAAGAGGCTACGCCCCACCCACCCCCACTAAACGTAGGTTCTTGCCCGCCGTGTTTTTTTATTGTGTGACATCCTGGTTCATGTAACAAGAAGGCGCAAGGGTCTTTGATAAACTGCGCCCTCAGCCTGGCAAGCAGCTTCCCCGTTCCAGCTCTGCTCAGCCACCCCACGCTGCTATGTGAGATTGCCATGGCTTCTGTCTTGCCCTTGCGCTCGGCTAAGTGCTTCGCACCGCCTTCCGCTTTCGTACGCCCAGCTTCGCTAGCGCTCGCTATCTTTATGCAGGGGTACCACGGCGGGCTTGGTACGCCGTGAGTTTAGCCAGGAGGTGCGTTATGCGTTGCTCGTTGTGCCGTCAGTCGGTTTGCCAGTATCTGTGTGTCAGGGCGCAGCATTGTCCGGCGGGGTTAGCACGGCAGCGCCAGTTGTTGGCTGCGTATCAGTTGCGGCGGCTTGCTCGCAGAATGGGAGGAAAGAAATGATACATGTCAGGAATAAATTCACAGTAGAAGTTTGCGGAGCTGTCAGAGCAGCCGGTCGATGCCCTTCGCTTTGCAAGCGTGAGGGAGGCTGCTTCTGCACAGATTACCCGGGGCCAGGAGTTACGCTTAATGTGGCAGAGATAAAGCGCCGCTGTCATCGGTCGCATCGTGTCGCTTCAAAGCTATACATATTAAATCGAGGAGGTGAATTATGAATAAGCTCAAGCAGAAGCCTAAGCCAGTCATTGCCCCTCAGTCCTATTTGCATGTCTGCAAACAGTGCGGGTGGGTAGGAACGTATGACGAGCTTTACCTGGGAGAAATCGGCACTTACGGGTACGCCCAGGACCCGAAGTGTCCCAGGTGTCGTACTTGCTGTTAGAGAAAGGAGGAAAGTCAATGCAAAGAGTTTTATGGGGAAATCATGCTGTCCAGCAACTCGTAGCCTCAGCCTACCAGCACGGCTTCAATGATGGCTTCGCTCTTGCTGTCCAGGAAGAGGTGCTTGAGTTAGAAGCTACGAAGCGAGAGGAAGAGCGTCAAGCCATCATCAACTGGCAAGGTATCTGTGAGAGCCGGGAAGGATGCGAATGTGGCTATGATGATTAAGCGAGGAGCATATCAATCCGAGCTTGACCGCTTCTATAGTCTTGGCCCATTCAGGTTAATTGATGTTGAGAGGAAGAAGCAGGGTCAGAAATGCGAGTGCTGTGGCAATCAGCACCTCAAGCGCCTGTGTCTCATTATAGATAAAAAAGGGTCCACATGGCGCATTGGCTTTGATTGCTGGTCGAACATAGACGAGCGCCAGTTTTCTGACCCGACATGCTCTCTAAAGTGAGGTGAGGCAATGCTGAAAGAGTTACTCGAGATTCTTGTTTCCTTATTACCCGCTAGAAGAAAGAGCCTTGGTGGGGAAATGCGTCATTACCGGCAGCAGCAGCATAAGCACAGGTTGAAGGTTTCAGACGCTCAGTATGAGGAGGCTATGGCCAGATATCGCACAGTGAGGACAAGGCCGGGTGAGAGGCCGGCCACCAATAAAGGAGCACACCATGGAATATGAAGTAGGTGTCACAATCTATGGTTACATTGTCGTCGAAGCGCCAAGCCGAAACGACGCGGTCGAAATGTTCGCTGCTATGCCCAGCGACCAAATCCTTCAAGATATAAAAGTCAAGAGCATGGATAGTGGGCATCTAAGCACAATAATAATGAGAGGAGGTGAATCATGGAGCAACCACAAAGCAGGTTCCACGGCAGAGTGAGGGTACAGAGGGGCGATACCTCAATCGAGATCAATGTCTTCGATGAAAACAGACAGGTCGTCTACCTCGAAGTCGCCCAGGCTATTGCTCAGTTCTCAGGTGACGCAAAGCCAGCCCCCGCAGCACAGAGCAAGCCCCCCACGGCAGAGCCCGCCAGGGCAGAGGCCGCACCTAGTCCGGTGCCAAAGTCCACCACCACCGGAACCAAAGCAGCTAATGCGCCAGTGTGCGAGGAATGTGACCTGGCTGATGCGGTAGAGCTGGTTTCCTGGGTCGATAAAAAGACAGGCGAGAGAAAGAAAGCCTGGAAGTGCCAGCGCTGCAAAAAGTGGCTATACAGCAGTTGAGGCCACCGGGGGGTGCGCATCCGGTAAACGCACAGAATAAACTAGAAAGGAGATTGATATGGATGCTAATTTCTGTCCAACGTGTGCCGAACCGCTTAACCGGCTGGATTGGAGCCAATCACAGGAGAGAGTAAGCTATCTCTCCTGTGGCGCCCATTACTTTGAGCTTGTGAATAGAGGCTACGACTGTGTTCTAAAGCAGCTAACGCTCAAAGTGTGCACAGTCTGCGGCGGCTTAATCCCATATCTGAAAGATTGGCAAGGTATATGCCGGGGCTGCCACGAAAAGCAGTGCCAAGAGTGGCGCATGGATGCTGAGGAGAGCTTTGCTCTTTTGGAAATCACGCCTCTTGTCTCGACGAGCAGGTCTTATTATAGCTGCAGAACGAGCATCACTATCCGCCCCTATCCGAACCCCGCTAATTTCGGTGGCATGTACGGAGGAAGCTACGCAAAGACAGAGGAAGAGCTGGAAGTAATTATAGCCGACTTCAACAAGCAGGCCGATGGTTTCCGTGAGAATGGAATGATAAAGGTCGAGATTAAACGGAACGAACCAGAAGTCGTGACTGCGCAATGCAGGCTGGATACAAGCCCGCAGGTCGAGGAAGAAGATGAGGGAGAAGACCAGCCTATACAAGCATCCCTCATATAAAGGAGCAGAATGAATTTACAGGCTGATTTCAAAGATGGCGAGGTTCTGTTTGCCGAGCTTCCGCCTAAACCACCGGACTTACGTCGCTACCAAGGCGCCATGTTTCTTGACCGCCCTGACCTGTGGCGGCCACCACTCAGGCGAAACTGGAAAGCGGCACCCTTGCCCGGCCAGCAACCGCTTTTTGAGGAGGGGGACCAACAATCCCCCCTCCCTTCAATTTTAGCTTCGAATTGTTTTCCTAAAAAAATTATTTGCCGCTCTATCAAGCAAACCACGCTGTATTGTAGATAATATGCCGAAAGTCAAGAAGCACCGGTATTGTCCTAAAGCGCCGCTCCGGGAGATAACCACCCCCAGGGGCGTTAAGCTGATGTGCCCCATGGGAGACGTCAAGACTGTTTATTACCGCAAAGGCAAGACCTGGCGCCGCATCGGGACGCTTTGCCTCAACTGCCTTTGGTTCGACCCGGACCCCAATTTCATGCCCGCAGCCACACAGCCCCCACGTGCAATCCCACCACTATAAAAAGATAACATTCCTTTCCCTTCATAGGGGAGTCAAACAAAGACAAGCTATCCTAAACGAAACGTCATGTTGTTACATAAGAAAAAGGGGAGCAGTGCTCCCCTTTATACTCTTTTTCAGAATTCGTGGTCACCATTACACGAACATCGGGACGTCTGATTTCTTGTACTTACGAGTGGCCCTCTGGTGAAGAGGCTGTTTGTATTCCACCCAGGAGACACTACCAACGCACCGTTTATTCTTTGAGTATGAGGTTGGCTTCTGCCGCTAGTTCTTGCGCTATTGAATGGCGCCTTCCTAAATCTTCAGGCCATCCAACTATGTTTGCATGTCGAATTGGCTTGTTGTCGGGATCTACTGATAGGTCCCTTTCTTGCACCTTCGAGACTTTTATATCAGCTATCCCGTAGAGTATCTTGGGGTTAGGCATATTATTTATTACGTGCTTTTGCCCTATTTCCCAAATCTCTTCTGGTTTCAGACCGTCAATTCTGAAGACGGAAAGCTTTAAATCTGTTGGTGGTATAAAAGCCTTTGGCTTAACGGCATTTTTGGTACGAGAAAAGTAGCTACCTTCAGGCAAGTACCGCCCTAATGATTCTTCTACACCAACAGTATTAGGCAATATCAACTAAGTTACTCCGAATAAAGTCCATTTATGTTTCTAATAATGTTCTCCGGTATTTCCTCATACATATATTCGACTCCATATGTCTTGCTAGCACCATAAAGCCCTGCATATGCTAATTCATTTCTATTACCAACAATAACAGAAAAAACTCTGCGTTTTCCCTCATACCATTCATAAGTTACATATCCATCTGGGTTGACATATATCTCGGGCATAGGAATACTTGATGGTAGCGATGGTAGCGATAGAGCAAAATACCAAGCATAATTATAAGAGTCAATATTAATGGCTTTGGCACCATAGCCATCCCAATTATCGATGGAATGTTCCTCCTTCTCTTTTAAAAGGACTTCCAATACCTTAGCTAAGCGCTCACCAAAAGTTACGCTCCCTGCGAAATAGTCTCTGATATTCTCGGTATCTCTCCAAATCTCACTTGCGCTATCACTAACACCGACATTCTTATTGAAGACTGTAGGATTTGTTTCCAGCGCTGTACTTAATTTGCTCATTCGTATAACCTCGCTGTCTTTTCAGTAATACTTCCAAAAAAGATCCGATTTTTCATTTCCCTTAATCTACCAAATTCTGACCAGACACTACTTTCATTAATGCCGGGTTTGCTACCTTTGTAGACATCTATATCTAGAATGACTCCAATATGATCGGGCTTCAGGCTTTTATCAAGTGCTTGTATAATATTAGCTGTAATATCCGCTTCATGAATTACTATTCTAGTTAAAAATTGACTTACTCTTTGGGGTAGAGATTCGGGAACTTGTGGTGGTGCGGTAAGATATTCCTCAAATTCCTTCATTTTCAGCGGTAAGTCTAATTTGTTAATATATCTCACAGCTATTCTTGAAATTAGCTCTGGTGAAGATTTAGAATAATATATTTCCCAAAGATTCTTTGCCTCCGAAAATACGCTCTCCCATTCTGTATAAGGATTCAGGCGACTAAACGTGAACCCGTCTATTCGAAATTGTGCGATGTTCTTTTCATCCTCGGATTTATATATGTATCCTTGAATTCCTCCAATTGCAGGTTTTTCGATAAAAGGTTTATCTTCCTTTATTCCGAAGGCTCCCGTAAAAATTCTACGAGGCTCGTTTTTGGGATACCTATCAGACAGGTCTCTTGAAAGGCTTGAAAAATCCTCCGGATTAAAGGCCGGTGGCAATTTGACCCTAAAATCGATTATAGCCTCAATTATGGGAGCATTTCTCAGATGCCTTTGTTTAGCCATATGTCCCTAAAAACAAGATCCAATTGAATTACAATCTAATTCTATACCATGTAAACACTTAATATCAATTATCGTTTATACAATCATATTGTGTCACCTGCCAATTTGGCTTTTCCGACGTCCTTTTAGTAGGGTGGGATGTAGTGTCTTTAGCAAGAGTCGGGTACATTAAGCCAAAAAGTGCATTACCTAATATCCCAAGTGTCACCTTAATCTACCTTTTAGCCATCAACATCAGCCCTCGCACAGCCAAAACAATCCCAGCCACTGGACATAGCCAGGAATAAACAAGCCCCACCATCACCCCCCACAACATCGCCGGTGATAACACGATCCAACCGGCTATCGCAGCTTCCATTATCGCCGTCGTGGACACGCTTATCATTAATCCCAAGCCGAAAACACCAAGTGCCCATATTAGCCATTTTATGCCTTTGTTCATCCTTTTAATAATAATCGCATCCATCGAACCAAGTCAAAAGTCTACTAAAAATCTAACCGTGTCCCGATGTTTGCCCACCCACTTACGTATTCAAATTCTCACCTCTTTGCTATAATGTGTTTAAAACTACCAAGGTGTGTCATCTTATGCAATTATCCAAGCAATGGGCTACGCCTGAGGACTTTGCCACACTATTTCTATACCTCTGGCATCAGGACTACCCAATTGATCAGTTGGCCACCGGAGCTAAACGCAGCGACTGGACCATACACATCGGCATAGTCGTTCGTAGAATAGCTGACCTC